GGGGTTCCCTCACCAGCGTTTCCTTAGTACCAAAACATGGGGGGGTACCTGTTTTTACATCAAACCGGACAACAATGACAACAATGCCACGGCAGCGTTATCGCATCGTGAAGGAAATCAATCACTTAACCAAACTAATGATGTTGTACATTAAGTGGCAACAGATGGATATTCATACAGCCCTTGCTATACATTCATCCAGCGGTTTTACTGTCGCAGCGTTATCGAGTACTCATTCATGGCATCGCCCCAAACTCCCCCCGCTCACATCGTCACATCTCACCAATTCCTCCTGCTCGTTTACGTTGCCGTGCACCAGATGACGCCCCGCTATGTCTCCCTGCTCACCGCACCAGCTGCGCAGACAGCACCCAAACTCGCCGCCCTCGGTTGTCTCAAGATCTCGCCGCGCGGTAACGCTCGCATCACGCAAACCGGCCGCGATGCAATCGATGCTTACCGCATCGCCGCCCGCCACCCATCCGGCCACCCATAAAAAAAGGCCGCATGTCGCGCCCCTTCCCTGGCACTCCCTCCACCCCTACCCGACGATCGCCAGGGGCAGGTAGACCAACGTCTCTAGTGCGCGCGTTACCGCCACGTATGCGAGGTTTGCTTCCTGCTCAACCTGCCACGCTTGCCGTGCCCACTTCGACGGCATCAGATCCGGTTCGAGAATGAACACTCGCGGCGCTTCCAATCCCTTCGCTTTGTGCACCGTCGCCAGTCGCACTCCGCACGTACCATCGGCGAAGATCGCATCGATTGCCCGCACCAGTTCCGCCACCGTCTCAACACCTCGCGCCAACATCTCGATACACGTTGCCTTGTCTTCGATCGCAGCGGCTTTAGACTCATCGTCACGCACCTTTGCCAGCATGCGCGTACGCCACGTTGCAAGCTTGATCAGGAAAGCATCCACAGCCACCGTGCGCCGTCCCGCAACGCGCTGCACGATGTTGATCAGGCCTTGCCCGATCTCGCGCCCCATCACGCGTACAGGTCGCCCCGCTGCAATGCACCGGTACGCCAGATCGATCAGCGGTGCCGTGTTCCGGCAAACCACGAGATCACTGTCCGAAAAGGAATCGAGCGACCACGTCGCCGGATGCAACACCTCGCCATCCTCAGCTGTCGGCGCACACTCGATCTGCGGCACGTACTGTTGCGCAATCGCGACCACCGATCGCGGGCATCGGTACGTGATCGACAACGGCAGCGTCGTTGCCCCAAACACTCGCGCGATGTTTGCGAGCGATTGCGAATCCGCACCCCGGAATCCGTAGATCGCTTGGTGCGAGTCACCCACCGCAATCAATCGCCCGTCACGCTTCAGGAATTTGCGCAGCAAGGTGCGCTGCACGTGCGACACGTCTTGCGCCTCATCCACGATCAGCCAATCGTATTTCCACGTCGCCATGTCGAGCGCAACGGGCAGGTACAGCTGATCATCGAAATCGAGCACGTGCAGTTCTTTCAGCCCCAACGCCAGCAGCTGGTTTGCCCAATCGATGAACTGCCCCTCTGTGATCTCGTCAGGGAGGTCGACGTCGTAGCGCGTCATCAGCGTAACCCAGCGCGCCGGGGTCGCCTCGTACGTGCCCGAGGGTATCGCGCCACCTGCGGGCACCAGCCCGTGCGCCTTCGCTTTGCCGATCAACCCCATCAACTCACCCTTGGCCACCTGCGCCTCGCCCGGCAGCTTCGCGTCGATCAGGTCGCGCGTTTTGTTGCGATCGATCTGGATGCCCTTCGGCAGACGCGCCCGGCACACTGCAAACCCCAGCGCGTTAAGCGTCTTCGCTTCCACGTGCGCAGGAAGCCGATTACCCAACTCGGTTGCGATCGATTTGTTGAACGCCAGGAATGCCGCCTTGTGATCTGTGGGGATCAACTCGGCAGCTTTGACGATCGTGGTCGTCTTGCCCGAGCCCGCGACCGCTTCCACGATCAGCGCGCCCGGTGCGTCGAGGTGCTCGTGCACCCAGGTGAAAATCGCAGCTTGGTATTGTGAGAATTCCACGGCAGCCCCCTAGATGAACTGGTCGAGTGAAGAACGGGGACCGCTGAGAATCTCAGCGGCGGATGCGACGATCGCGGCTTCGAGCGCATCGTGCTCGCGCACCGCGCGGCGCAGGTGACGCTTCAACGCGATGATCGCTTTCGCTTCGTTGGCGGGCATGCCGTCCCGGATGATGATGGCCTGCGCGATTGCGCGGGCTACTTCGAGGGCGAGGTCTACGTGGATCATTTGTCGCTTCCTTTTGTGGGTGGCCGGTTTGCCACCGTGGAAACCATTATCGCACACTAGCGCTGCCGTGTATGTAGTGACTTTGTAAGTGGCCGGATGTAGCGGCGGATCACGCGCAGGCAGTCGGCGGCGGTCTTGAGATCGCTACCGTCAGCCGGATCAGTGGCGGATGACAGCAACCCCTCAGTGCCGTCGTTGATTTCAACCACGTACCCGAGCGCGGGGTTGGATGTGTCATACAGATGGAAACTTGCTTCGATCATGTCCCTTTGCTCCCTTAGCCTGCGACGCAGTAGCCTGCCGTTACGAAATCCATCGCCCGCCGTTGCTCAGATCCCGACAGGATGAACACCGGAAAGAATCGCCCCTCGGCGCTCGTCGCGATCACGTAGCGCGTCTCGTGCGCGTGGAGCCTATCCATGACCAGGGTCGCTCGTGCCACTGCCGTCTCGCGAGTCTTGAAGGTCTTGCTGGTTTCGGTAAACAGTTCCACTTTGAAACTCCTGGGGGGCTCGCGCCCCCCTGTCGGTGTGTTGGTTAGCTGCGATCCATCAGGTCGCGTACTTGCTCTTCGGTGATGTTGATCCGCGCCGTGATCGGGAAGTTTTCCAGCGCCGCCTTGGTGATGTACTTGCGGTAGATCTTGAGCGCGGCTTCCAACTCTGCCGACTCATCGGCGGTTTGCTTATCGATCAGGTCCCAGCACAAGTTGTGGTGCAGTTCGTTGATGTGAGTGTCCCAGGCCTTGGTGTACTGGCTGGCTGACTTCGCTTGGCTCATCTTCTCGTCTCCTGGTTAGGGTCGTTCTTCGACCGTGAAACCATTATCCCACATTAGCGCTTCCGTGTATGTAGGGACTTTGTAAGTGCCCCTTTATTCGCCACGCGTCGGCGTGTTCGGAGTTGTCACGAGCAGCGCGAGCAGTTCCCGGCACTCGGCAATGTCTGCGTGCGTGTCGATGTCGTAGCCCAGGCACTCGATGGCGAAGTCAAGATCAGACTGCACGTGCGCCCGTAAGATCTCCTGCGATCGGCCATCGAGCACCGCGTGGTACTTGCGGATGTGGTCGTAAGCGTCTCTCATGACTTCCACTCCCCTCGGTGCTTGCGTGCGCCACGCTTCGCCGCCTTCTTGCGGTCAACGTGTACGCGCGCGTGGTTGAACTTCCGGCCGTACTTCGCTACAAAATTGCGTTGCGTGTTCATAGTCTGTCCAGTGCTCGGTCGATTGCCGTGGTGATTTCCTCATCGGTCAGTTTCAGGAAATCAGCACACTTGCCTTTCAAGGTGCGCACGTCTGCGATTTCGTAGTAGTCCGACATGATCCCCACGTCCCGCTCTGCCGGGAACCATTCGATCGTGGCCACCAAGGGGAAGCCGCCGCGTACCGTGATGTCTACCGTGTCTGGCGTCATTTAGATTCTCCCTGCGTTGAAGCGCACAGCTTTGACAGCCTGTTGGAGACTCTTGATCAGAGCCTCAGCTTGCGCGACGTTCATGTACGTGCCTGCTACTCGGTCAGCGTCTGCATGACCCTCGAAGAGGCGGAAGCCAATTTCGATCTCGCCGTCGATGCTGATCCAGCCGTTGTTGCTCTTGGCTGAGCGGACACCATCGATGCCTTCGACCCGGTTGATGTAGGTGATCGTGTTCTTCATCATCGCGCTCCGTTTGTGGTTTGTTGGTTGGGGGCGGTGCCCAGTTGCTAGGGAACTTACCCGCCTCTCTCAACCGTGAAACCATTATCGCACAGTAGCGCTTCCGTGTATGTAGGGACTATGTAAGTGCTAACTCTTCGACGTGGTAATGCGCCTCGCCGAACATCTGCACGCTGTGCCCGTTGAGTCGCGCGCATGCCGCGTCGGCGTACTCCTGTGATGCCCAGCCTTCGACCACGCCGCCCACTTGGTTGACGATCACGTGCGTCGAGCTACCGTGTACCGACTTCGGCAGGCCCCGCGCTGCTGCGCTCGCTTGTGCTTGTTTCAGGTTCATATCGACCCCTCGAAGTATTTGCTGGCTTCTTGCAGCGTTGCGATCAACTCGCGCATCTGCGTCGCATCGAGCGCGACTCCCGCGATCATCTTGCGGTGCTTCGACTTGAAGTTCTGATTGATCCCGATTGGTCCCGTGTTGCGGATCTGCACGGACACTCGGCCAGGACTCGACGGGTACACTCTGATTGCGGGCACCACGTCATAGTCGGGGTCGATCTCGTGCACGTACGTCGAGAGTGGGTTGGTCTTGATTGATCGCTCATTCATCATGCTCGTCGCTCCTGTTAGTAATTGGTCAACGAGATCCACGACCATTCGTGGATCGTGAGCCCCCCCTTGTGCACGAGGGGCTTGGTGATCACCTGCCACGCGATGTCGCAACGCTTGCACGTACGGCGGCGCACGTCCGTGGCCACTGTGCTGCATTCGAGCGTGATCGCATGGTCGCAGCAGGGGAATTTACTTTTTATTTTCACGTTCTTATTCCTAGCCCTATCCAAAGAACTATTAAACCACAGGAGCGTTTCTGTGTAAAGTGTGAAATTGTAAGTGCCAAAAAAAACCCCGGCTGTTACACCGGGGCTCCTGGTCGCCGTCCTTCTTCAGATCACGCAGTTGTTGACCGCTTCGGACAACTCGTTGCGTTTGTCTTCCAGCCAGTTCTGGATCTCTTCGGCCTTCTCTTCATCGGTAGGTGCCTCGTCACCTTCGCCATCCAGCTCGGTCTGGAAGTCATAGTCGAGCGATTGCACGTCGCTCTGGGCGCTGTCACAGGCATCGATGCGCTCTTGTAGCATCTGCCCGGTGTCGCCTTGCTGCAGGCCTTCAGGCATGTTGCTGAGGCTGTCCTCGCAGGTGCTCTTGAGTTCATCTAGCTGGCTGTCGACATCGTCGCGCAGCATACCCAGATCCGCCGCTTCAATGAGGGGGAACTCGTCGATCATCTCGCCTAGTGCCAGGATGCCTCCCATGTACGCGCTCTGCGTCAGCTGCGATGGCTTCGGTGATTCTTTGCTGTAGTGTTTGCCACCGAACCGGAAAGCCCACCACCAGTACGACTCACCCTTCTTGGCTACCGGGTTGTCCTGACGTGCCGCCTTTACGAACTGTGCTTTTGCCATTTTTCAATCCTCCGGTTGCGGCACATCCATGTGCCTGGGTTGTTGTGTTGGTTACGCTGCGAGTGCGTAATCGGTTGCCGTGTCCATCAGCTGCTGAAGCTTGATGGTGCGCGCCGGGAGTGTCGCCAAGCCCACACCCTTGAGCGCTTCCGTAGCCGCGTTGTGCAGCGTCCAGATCGTGCGCTTGCCGTTGATCAGGTGCTCGGGGTGCGACGGCTCGTAGTACTCCTGCACCACCTTCTCGACGCGCTGCGTGTTGATCACGCCTTGGCGCAGCATCTGAATGATCGCGTGATTGACCAGCTGGTCCTTCAGTTCCGCACGCTGATAGCGCTCGTACCGCACTGCCTGCTGCTGGGCACGACCCCGCACCTGAGACACCGCATCAGCCACCAGCGGACGCAGGTCACGCATGATGTTGGTCGTGTGCTTGCGACCGAACTGGATCTCGCCATGGAACGCGAGGTTGTCGCAGACAAACACACCGTCACCGAACACGAGACCACGAGCCAGCGAGTGATCGTGCGAGCCACGGAAGCCTACGATCGTGCGCCACGTGTCGTTGTCGGAGAGGCCTTTGCCCAGCACCTCGGCGATGCCGAACATCTGCGCACCTTCGCGGTTGAGCGCATACATCTGCGAACCGAACTTCAGATCCACGTTGCCCAACTCGTCTTCGAGCAGATCCACAAACTTGCCGTGATCCACCGGATGAAACGACCGAGTCGTCTCGGGCATCTTGACCAGCGACAGCGCCGGACGTTCTACCTTCGAACCACCTGCATGAACTATCAAGTTGAGGGACATCTTCATTTGCTCCGTTTGTTCCAGGGTTGCAGTTCTTGACTGCATGATGCTATTAGACCACAGCAGCGCTCAAGTGTAAAGTATTATTTTGTAAGTGACTAAAAGATCTCGGACCAGCGCACTTTGCGCTTACGCTCACGCTCCCAGTTGCGAATCGCAGCAACTGCAGTGGTCCAACCAGCGATTGCTACCATCATGCAGATGATCGTGAAGATGTACGCGCCGGTCTGGATTTCACACATCGAGGTGCTCGGGGGGTGGCGGGACATTCTTGTAGGCCCCCTTCCGATTGAGCACTTGGTTCACTGTCTGGGCTGAGCAGTTCACGTGCGTTGCGATCTGTTCGAGGTTGCACGTCGTGTTGCGGTGGTACCACCACACCTTAGCGATGCCGTCAGCGTCGAGTGCCCTGGGTCGACCCCTACCACTCACAGGAACGTCCCGCCACCCGGCACGATGAAGATCGCATTGACCATCAGGACAAAGATGTTCCAGGCGAGCCAGCCAACGCACAGCGCCAGGATGATCGGCCACACCCGGATGATCACGTAGACCATCAGTAGGGCAACAATCAAGGTAATGGGGTCCATCATCACACGCTCTCCTGCTTAATCGAGCGCTCTTTACGCAGCTGTTCGCTTAGGGCAAGACGCAGGGAATCCATGCGCGGGGTTGTCATGCTTTGGGGATCTGCTTGCAGAATCGCATACGCAGCTGAGAACAGCTCACACTGGGCATAGGCGAGCGAGTAGGGAACCTCCTGGCCACCGTATCCGCCCTCTCGGGGCATCACGCCCCCGTAACAGGCGGACCTTAGCAGTGAGTACGCATACGCGGTCTTACGCCCCTCTCGAAGACGAGCCACTTTGAGGCACCTTGCGTACGCAAACAGGCACAATTGCCGCACCTCAGGAAGAACGTCAGCGAAGTGTTTTTCAACTTGGATTCGCCGATTCAACTCCTCGATCTTTTTCACTGTGGTGTACTCGATCATGCTGAACCGACGCGCGTTTGCTTCTGCTTCAGCAAGATCTATTTTGGCGAAGGTCAGTGTCTGAGTTGCTTCGCTCAACTCTGTGACCAGCTGGTTGTAACTTTCGGACATTTCAATCTCCTGCTCAGCGTTGTTGAAACCGAATGCGTCGCGTGATCCCGTTCGCCTCGTCGTACTCCTCTTTCCCCAGGCCTATGGCGACCAACGTCGAGGCGCGAGACTCGCGTATCTGCTCCATCGTCTCCCTGAGCGCGTACATCTGCCACGCTGGGCTGTTGCCACGACCATTCAACAAGGCGCGCAACTCATCAACCGCGCCCTGACCAGATACGTCGCACCAGTACTGGCGCTCGATCCGTTCGGCAACAACATCGGCAACGCGACCGCGAACGTGGTACTCATTCGGCAGTGCCTGCTTGCAGAGGGGATCGAACTTCCCGTATGCCGATGCGCTTACACGCTCTTGGTTACGCTCTGTCTGCGAGAGGCGCTCCTGCGCAACCATCGCGGCTGCGCCAGGGGTTGTGATCTCGTATTTCATTTCAGTCTCCTGCTCTTCGGTGGGGCTAGATGACGCCTTTGCGAACGCTTACGTTGACGCGAACGTGTGCCACACGGTTGACCCTCTGGTTCGCCGTGATCAGCTGGCGCGAGGGCTTGAGCTTCATTGCGATCTTTTTCCAGTCCGGTCCAACGCTTTCCTTGATCGACGACAGGACCACGCGAAAGAAGTTGCCTTCCAGTACTTCGACGCCTGCGTTCTGTAGCTCTTTGACGAGCTTGGCATCCATCTCCGACAGCTCGGCTATCTGTGCGCGAAGCCTGCCGATCTGGTCCACAAGGGGCTTCAGATTGCTGTTGATATCTACGACGTTGTTTTCTACTGCGTTCATCTTTCTTACCTCTCGTTTAAGTTCGAAGCTATTAAACCACACTAACGCTACTGTGTAAAGCTGGAAATTGTAAGTGCCTCTCGCAACTCTTTTTCCAGAGCCAATCCCTTGGTTATAACGTCTGTTGATTTTGCAGAGTGATCTTCACGGAGTATGTCCATGGCCGCACGCAGGAGACGGTATTCAGGATGGTCCTTGGGGTAGGCGAGGCTAGCGTATTTAATCGCTGTTTCGAGTACCCAACGAGATTGCATCAGCCTCCCTGACTCTCGGAGTCTCTGAACGTCGCGAACACGCGTGTAAGCGAACCGGGCTATCTCTATGACACCCTGATTGTACTGAGAGAGAGCCACCTCTGCGGCTAACAACGCTTCAGCACTAGCCTGCGCAGCTCTCGCTTCAGTGAGGTCTCGGTTGGCTTGGTACAGCGATTCTTCAGCAACCTGTTGTAGGTGTCTGAAGTGCACAACGCGTGCCTTCAGAGCCACGACATCGTCGTTTAATTTTTTGAAATCGATCATTGCATCTGCTCCTTGACTTGGCGCTTACCTACGCGCCGCTCTTGCGACCGAGCCTTTCGCCGATTCCGATGATTCTCGCCTTTTGATAAAGAACACTTGTAATGATCCGCGCCATACTTCACTGGTCATCCCTCAGTTGCCTTGTTAGGTTCCCGATCCAGGCTCGCTGACTAGCCTGTCTCAGTTCGGGCCTCTCACCCGCTCGGTGCTCCAAGGTATGTTGGTTCGGATCGAGCGTGCCGTTTTTCGCCACTGCTTCCCGGTCCCTACTCCGCTCCCGTTGTATCGCCCTCGAACGACGACCACCGGTACAGATCCGCAACCACCCCCTTTGATTTGGTCAACTCGCACACTTAGCTAGGTGGGGGGACACCCTGCGAGCTTCTAGGAGTCGGCCAAGCCAGCGCTCGTCACCTCATCCCAAACCTTGAAACCATTAAACCACAGGAGCGCTTCCGTGTATGTAGTGACTTTGTAAATCACAGGTTCTCCAGGTTCTTCAATATCCCCTTCAGGTCCAGGTAGTCGCTCATCGCCGCTTTGAAGTCGTCGGGCAGCGTGATGTTCGACTCTGCCAAGATCTCGAACGCACGCTCTGCATTGGTCTGCAGCGTCTTCTCCAGCAGCCGTTGGTGATCCCAGCGAGTGTGCCGCTTATTCTCGTGTGCCAGGGTTTCAAGCACTTTTGCTCGCGCCTGCGCTACGCGTTCAGCTGTGATCAACGTCAGCTCGGTCTTGATCTTACGCAGCAAGGTTTTGAAGCTACTGGTCTCACGCATGCCTCTATTCTTGTATGCCCGACGTAGGCTCGGCAATGTGTCTACGAAATTGTAGCTGTGCTCTACGCTCCCAAAGTCTCGGTGCGGGGAGTACAGGCGGATGCGACCGGCCAGAGAACCACGCACGCCCACGGCGTGTTGGCCGTTCCCTTCGCGACGATCAAGCACTTCGTTCACGTAGAGGGGATTGTGGATCTTAATGGACGCACTGTTCTCACCGTACTCCACCACAATCAGGTTGGCAGCGTAGCCCTGATCAACGATCGCAAGAGTGATCAGTTCGATCCGGGTGTGCATTGCGTCCCGAGAGATAGCTTCTTCCAGTTCACGCACTTTGAGTTCCATCTGCTTGCGCAGCGGGTGGTCAGAAGGAACCGCGCTATCGCTAGCGAAACCATGCGCCGTCCTAACGAATGTCCAAGGGGAGCGATACTCACTTGCGCGAAACTTTACGAGTAGTTCTTCCATCACAGTCACTCAGTGGGTTTACCAGGATCCATTAAACCACAGAAGCGCTAGCGTGTAAAGAGAATATTTGTCAGGGGGTTGTAAATCGTTTCCGACACGCTAGCCCGGCTTCAAGTCTGGGGAGCCATCGCATACACCGATATCTTGCGGCCGTCAGCGCACTTCCACTTCTCGTCATACATTCTGTCGCACTCAAACCTTCCCTTTCGAGCGCAGTTCCAACGCAACAGCGGTGCCCCAGCGTTTCGCGCACTCACCACCATGGAACACGCCCTGCCCGTCGTAGCCGTACTTGCCGAACCACACGCGGACCTCGATGGTGTACTGCGAAGGCAGTGGCTTTTGCTTACGTGGCCAGTAGTGAAACGTTGCTGCTTGTCTGTTTTCGGTATCGGCCTGATTCCGTGCGTAGTACTGTTCCGCTCGCTCATAATCTTTGCACTCTTCGACCTGCCGAGCGTTGAGCTTCTCGACCTTGTCCATCAGGATCACTGCCGTCTTTTCGGGATGCATACTGCGCACGTATTCGAGCACGTCAGTGCGATCAAACGGCACAGAGACCCTGCGAATGGTTTTGCCCAGGGCTTTGCCACAGTTAACACAGTTCGGTCGTTCACTCATCGCTAGCTCCTTTCTTGCTCTCTACGATCATGGCGAGCACCACCTCATCCACCCACTTGTCTGCAGTGATCCTCATCCACCCACCTGTCTGCAGTGATCGCCGCTTCGAAGTCGGACCACGTGTCTGTTATGTAGTCCGTGAAAGAACTGACCACAAACTCACCCGTTACGCGGGCAGCCCATTCACGATCGTGTAGCAGCTCTTCGGCGTGTACCTGGATAGTGACAACCTCTTCTAGGCTGAGACCCCCACCTTGGGACACTTGGGCAATTTTCCACAAAGTCCACTGCACCACCTTGGTGATCTGCAGGATTTGTTCAGCGGTAGTCATGACTTCAATCATTTGCTACAGGCCCCTTAGGTTGTTTGTTGGTGTGCCACACCATGTTGTTCTCATCGACAACTCGGTAGAACCTGACTAGCAGCCAGCGTTCCGACAGGTTGACCGCTGCCGTGAGTGCATCCGTGTCTGTTGGATACAGCAGCGAATTGCCTGTCCAGGTATCCTCGTCTCTGTCGGTCAAAACATTAACCTGAATGCGGTACTTCATAACTCACAGATCTTTTGAAATGTGAGGCTATTAAATCACAGTAGCGTTTCCGTGTAAAGAGGGTTTGTAAAGATCTTGTGAGTTAGATCTTGGCGAAGTAGCAGATAGTGAGATCTTGTTTGCTGGATCCAATCACCTCACCCTCGTGCAGTGAGTTGAGGATCTCTTCGAGTCGGTATTTCCCGATGCGGCGTGTGCCTCGAACCAACACAGCACGGGGTAACAAACCCCGGATCATCAGTTCGCGTTGTTTGTGTTGCGTGGGGTGTCTTGCGAGACCCAGGCACTCTTCTGGATGCCTGATCATGTTCTCTACCTGCTTAGACTGGCGCTCTTGTTCACTTCCGCCGCCCACCATACGAATCTTCTCATCCCAGCAGTTACAGCTCCATTCCGTGATCCCGATGGCCCAGGTCGTGAGGTACTCGTCTATCTGCGGCCGGTGCGGATCGATCCCCACTGCAGCGACACCCGCGAGGATCAGTGCATTCTGGTTAGCCCGAGCCCAGGTGTACTCTTGCGCCATGGATCGCCTGCGTGAGGCTTCTTCAAATGCTTGAAACCGTGAGTAAGCACGACTGGTCTTGAACGTGATCTCGGTGAAGTCTCTCTCAGGTTCATGTTGAAGCATGGCGCGCCCCTGCCTTAGGAGCGATGCCGGGAATACTTTTTCTCGCTGACGATTCAAGGGTGGGAAAACTGAACCGGAGTCGAATAGCAGGAAGCGATTTACGAAGCCCGTTTCTTGCGCTGCACTTGTAATGGCTTCCATCAGCATCTGTGGCTGCGCAGTAGCTAACAAGGTAAAGAAGGGGTTTACCAGCTCTGGGATGGTTTGCTTCCTACCCGGTGTAGCGCCGATGACTTTAGTGCCCGCACCATACAGAGACAAAATGTGCGTGATAGTTTGGAAGTCAGGCCCGTTGATGTTCTTCGCGGCAAGCAGGTTACGCGCCGCTTCATCCCACACGAGGCAAACATTGCCTTCTTCCGCAAGCGTATCGAGCAGCACGTAATACGATTGGAATCCCTTGTAGGGGATTGATAACCCAATGGCCCGAGAGAACTCACTGATTGCTGCGATCACCGCGTCTTTACCGCCCCCAGTGGGCGCAGTGACCATCAGGTAGGGACTGATCGGAGTGTCCCACCCTTGCACGATATATTTGTTGCTGCTCGCGTATGCGGTGCACGTGATGCCCGTTGCGAGATCAAATATCGGCTGCTGCAGGTATGAGCGCTTATGCGACCAGCGTGCGATGTCTCCAATTAGCCCAGGAATATCTAGCCACTCAGACTTGAATGCGAGATCCCCACCTTTGAATGTTGGTTCCTTTCGCGCTCGTGAGGTCTTGAGGTTTACAGGTTCTTCTTCCAGTTGCGCTTCCACTTCACCGCTTTTCAGCCACATGCGCAGCTTCGCTGTTGCCTGCGGTGTCATGAAATCAACAAGAGATGTCAGCCCCTTGATCTGACTGCCATCCGCATGTCGTGCAATGGTGTTGACTACAGATCCCTTGCGATCCTGCATCTCCTCGTCTTCACCAACGACTTCACTAAGGACCGCACCCATCACACGCTTTATCTTGGTGGCATCCCAATTTGCATGACACAACGTGCCGGTGCATGCGTGAACGAAATCGTGTCTGCCGTGTTGTCCCTTTTCGGGATAGTAAAAAAGAAACACTGCAGCGATAGCGATCTCATCACAGAGCATCTCTAAGTCGAGCTTCGAGACCTCAAAGAGTGGGGTGTCATCCTCGATGAAATAACGATCACCCTCTGGGTGGCGTGATGGCGGTAGCACGGATTGCGCACCCGTGGACCGGATCTCGATGACCATGCCTAGCTGATCTTTCCCCGTGATCTGCCACTTTTTCGTCTCGGCATCCACGCAACGGAACAGGTAATGGCTAGCACGTTTGTTACGTCTGCCATAGATAAATGTCTTGTGATTTTTCAGCAGATGCTGCGCAACAGCAGGTGCCGTGGAAAGATCTAGATCGACATCGACAGCCCAATTGGATGGCTGACCCCATAGTCCGCCGATGTTATCCCCAGGCCTAAATGCCCTGCCAAAATCATCACTTACGAGTCGAAGATGTTGCCACTCTTTGGTCTTTGGCTTCTTGCTGCTCTCATGAAGCGGTACGCAAAAAACGCCGCGCTTCTCCCAATCGGCTGCTGCTTGCGTAGCGTCAAGCCTGCCCTTATTCTGCATAGCGATGTCCTTGGTGATCCCCGCTGGGCTCTCCGTTGGCGTCATGGGCATGTGTATCGGGTGCCTCCGCTGCACATTCCACGGGAGTGTTTATTAGTCGTCAGGAATAGGCAATCCTAGACGCTAACCAGGACGCTGAGAATGCTTTTCAGAAAAGAAGCTCGATGGCGAGCCTGAACCCCAACTGCACTGCGTGCGCTCTCCACAAGACGGCTACGACCGTTTGTATGGCAGGAGATTATCCCGCATCAGGCAAAGTGTCCGTGATGATCATTGGTGAGGCACCGGGAGCCAGTGACGATCGAGCAGGGGGTCCGTTTGTTGGGGACATTGGGAAGATTCTACGCACCGAGCTAGAAAAAAACGGACTGCAGAACAAGACCTACCTCACAAACGTTGTGAAGTGTCACCCTCCGAATAATCGAGCACCCACCGCAAAAGAAATCAAGGCCTGTCGCCCCTATCTTGAAGAAGAGATTGCACGTCTTCGGCCGGAGTACGTCGTCACTGCGGGCGTAGGGGCAACCAAAGTGTTGTTTCGGGGTAAGGCGAAGCTCTCCGAGTTTCATGGGGAGATCATCAGGAATGCGAAGGTCAACTACACGGGCATGCCGATCTTCCATCCGGCCTATACCTTGCGAGACCCCTCGAAGCTACCGACGTTGGAGGACGACATCCAGCGTCTCGCACGACTGATGAAGGGCGGGCTGCGCAATGACACAGTCAAGTGGAATATCGTGCGCAAGGGCAATCTCAGTCAATTCGTAAAAGAGTTCGAGGGCGCTGATGAATTCGCCTTCGACTGTGAAACCAGTGGGCTCTTTCCATTCGACCCGGACGGCTATGTGACTGCTGTTTCGATAGCACTCAAAGAGCGAACGTGGGTCATCCCCGGTTACATGCACCCAGATTATCAACAGTTTTCCCACAGCCCTTTTGTACACGACGATGCGCTTGGAAAACTGCTGCGTTGGATGTTTTCCGTAGCTCGACGTGACAAGAAGCGAGCGTATGCACAGAACGGAAAATTTGACAACAAGTGGCTGCGTTGTCAGTTCGGCGGCAGCTTTCGCTTGACCTTCGATGTGATGCTCGCACACCACCTGCTCAATGAGAATCTAAATCACGACTTGACCAGCATGTGCCGCACCTACCTCGACGAACCCGAGTACGACATCCCTCTGGCAGAGAAACAAGGCCAGTCAAAAAAGCCAGCGCGTAACTACCAGTACTGTGCTCGTGACTCGACTTACACGCTCAGGCTGGCACATTTATTCGGAGATATGTTGCGGAAGGAACCTGATCTGCATCGCCTGTTCTGGTCTCTGGTGATGCCCGGTGCACGTGCGATGGAAGACGCTGAGATGGAAGGTTTGACCGTCGACCCGATCGCCCGCAAGAAGATTGGCCTCGAACTGCTCTCCAAGAGAATCACGGTCAAACATGAACTCAATGATTTAGTGGGGCAAGAGATCAATTGGAATTCCCCTCAACAAATCGGTCAGCTCCTATACAAAAAGCTGGGGCTGCACTGCAGAATTTTTACCCCAAAGAATAAACCAAGCACTTCCGAAGAAGCCCTGCAGAGCCTAAAAGGCAAGCATCAGGTGGTCGATAAATTGTTGGAGTACCGAAGCGCAGATAAATTTTTCAACACCTACATCAAGGGGTGGGAGCGCTATCGCATCGACAACAAGTACTACTTCGACTACAAGCTCCACGGCACCGTCACCGGCCGGTACTCTTCTCCGCTGCATCCGATCCCCCGAGAAGGATCCATTCGCAACCTGATCACTGCGCCCCCTGGCTGGACATTAGTCCCGATCGACATCGTCACGGCAGAGATGCGTATCGCAGCACATTTAGCACGAGATCCTGAGATGATCCGTTGCTTCAACGAGGGCGTTGATGTGCACTGGCGCACATTGATTGAGACCCTTAGTGTGGGCACGCAAGGTGACTTCGCCAAGCTCGTGCGCTCTACCGCCAGTCAATTGGTTGGCGTTAGCGAGAACCTGAGCTACTCCGATGCACTCGATGAGATGCTGGCAGCAGGACCCAAGTCGTGCATTGCGGTCGATGGGAAATGGTACGAGGGACGCACGCGAGCGAAGGCAGTTAATTTCGGGTTCATCTACGGCATGCATGAAAACAAATTCATTGAGCAAGCGAAGAAAGACTACAACTGGGAACCGACAATCAGCGAAGCAAAGTCATCACGGAATGCGTACTTCCAATTGTACCCACGTCTTGAAGAGTGGCACCGCAAGACTAAGCAACTTGCACGCGTCAACGGGTATGTTCGCGGTCTAACAGGTAGGCTACGCCGCCTCCCCGGAATCCAATCGAAAGACAAGATGGTACGTTCGGAAGCTGAACGTCAGGCAGTCAACTCCGGTGTGCAGGGATTCATTGGGGACTACAAAGTGATGATCCTGGTAGAGATCCACAAGACCTTCTCACGGAAGAAGGTGCGCTTGGTGGGTGAGCATCACGATGCTGTGCTGACTCTCGTGAAGAATGAATACCTCGATGAGTGCGTACCTCTCATGTTGGATATCGCTAAGCGACCCAAACTGATGGACACGTTCAAGATCCAGCTAAGCGTGCCAATGGAAGGCGAGGCTGAACTTGGACCTTGGGGAAAGGGGGAGAAATATGTGGCGTAAAACTCTGTGCATCGATTTCGATGGCGTCATTCACAGCTACACCAGTGGGTGGCAGGGTGCAACCATCATCAGCGACCCTCCCGTAGCAGGCGCGTTTGATTGGCTTGATACACTGATCGATGAGTACGAGGTCTGTATCTACTCATCACGCAGCAAAGATGTTGGGGGCATCGAAGCGATGCGCGATTGGTTTGTCGCGTATGCCTACGACCCTCAGGATCTGGAGTTCCCCACCGAGAAACCTGCGGCCCACCTGACGATTGATGACCGTGCCATCTGCTTCCGGGGCACGTTCCCTTCGATACTTGAAATTGAACACTTCAAACCTTGGTACAAATAATGCCGACCATCTCGCACACAGAAGTCTCTGCCTATCGTCGTTGCCAGAAATCATGGTGGTATCGCTATGTGATGCGCATCAAACGACAGTTTAAAGGGGTGCGTCTGGTGAAGGGGGAGATCTTACATGAGATGCTCAACGTCCTGGTCAAGCAGCGAATGATCAAAGGCTACGCAGGCCCCGACCCTTGGGATGTCCTTGATAAATATGCCACCGAATACGCTACCTATTTTGCATCCGAGAAAGAGATGCATGGAGATATCGTTGGTGACTGCGGCAAGATCTTCGAAGGTTACCTGCGCAAGTGGCGCAAAGACCCACTGAAGTACGAAGCAAGCGAACTGGATCTGTTTTTTGATTTACCTGGGGGTCTGCGCTTCGCAGGGTTCATCGACAAGATCGCTGTAGACAAAGAACAACGCAGGTGGATCGTAGATCACAAGTTCATGGCAAGCATTCCCACCGCAGACGATCGCTTCAGTGAACTGCAGCTGGTGCTGTACGTGTGGGCGTTGCAGCAGAAGAGCCCAGACATAAAGATCGACGGTGTGCTGTGGGACTACGCACGCTCTAAGGCCCCCACCGAACCAGACATCTTGAAGTCAGGGGAACTCAGCCAACGTAAGAATCTCGATTGCGATGTGCATACATACCGCGAAGCGATCAGAAGAAACGAGCTGCTTGAGAGCGATTACAAGGACATGCTGGCTAACTTGGCAGGGAAAGAAGACACCTTCTTTGAACGAGTCTTCTTGGCAAAACCCAGCCAGGTCATGATTGATACAGTGGTCAGTGATTTCTTAGAAACAGCTCGTGAGATCCAAGAGAAGCGCAAGCCTAAAGCCCACTGTGTGCGCAGTATGTCCCCGTTCAACTGCAACGGCTGCGAGTTCAAGCCCGTGTGCGAGTCCGATGTTCGCGGGCATGACTCCGAGTTCATTATCAAATCCGAATATGTGCAACGTGAAGTAGCGGAGTCAAAGTGATGGTAGCTCAGAGACGTAAAAAAGTAGCAACTCAGCCCGAGGTCACGCGCTCAATCCTAGACCAGATCCAACCTGTGGGGTTACTCAAAACCAATCTGGTCATGATGGTGTACGGGCGCTCTGGAACAGGTAAGACTGCCTTCGGCGCAACATTCCCAAAGCCCATTCTGTTCATCGACACCAACGAACGTGGCACAGAAACCATTCGGCAAGAAGAAGACGTGTACGTCGTGCGAGTCACACAGTGGAAGCAGATGACAGACCTGTACGACGGGTTGCGCAATGGGGAGACTGAAGTAGAGTTCGCATCCGTAGTCATCGATCAGGTGACGAACCTGCAAGACATTGGCATGGCTGAAGTGCTACGCAAGAATCGTAAGGGAGCAGATGAGCCATTCTCGCAGCGTAACTGGGGGCAGCTCGGTGGGCTCTTGAAGCAACTCATCACCGACTTCAGGGAATTGTCAGACAAATACAACATACTGTTGATTGCGCATGAGCGTGTCTACGACGGTGGTGACGATGAGCAAGAAGCTATCGAACCCAGCATCGGAGCGCGCGTCATGCCATCGGTAGGAGCCTTCCTTGATGGTGCGGTTGATGCCATCGGGTCAACGTTCATCCGTGAGCGTTGGCAGCGGGAAGACAAAGAAGAGGTGCGCCACGTGGACTACTGTATGCGGATCGGTCCACACGCGTTCTATTCAACCAAGGTCCGCAGACCCCCAAGTGCAGGACCGATTCCAGAACTGATCGTCAACCCGACGTATCAGAAAATTCGGGATCTCACGGAAGGCAAAAGTATCACTCGTAAAAAAGTCAGGAGTTCAAAGTAAATGGCTACCAGAAAGAAATCGGGATCAAGCGCACCTGCAGCACGTGGCGCGCGTAAGGGAGGTGCATCCACCATCACTGTCGACTTCACAGATGTCGAGGCCGGTGGCGGAATGGCGACACCTGACGGTGTCTACCTAGCTACCGTTAGCAGTGCTGAAAAAGAAGTAAGCCAAAATGGTAACGACATGATTGTGGTGCGTCTGAAGACCAACATCGGTTCTACCGTATTCCATCGCTTCGTGCTGTTACCTCAATCCCTGTGGGTACTACGCACCGCGTTGGATTGCATGGGATTTGAAACGCCCAGCGATGAGTTCCGCTTCAGTCTTGAAGACATGGTCGACCAACAGCTGGGTATCGAGATCACCAACGAAACCTACGAAGAAAAAGATCAGCCTCGCGTGACCGGATACCTTCCGGCAGCAGCTGCTGAAGAGATCATTGAACGTGAAGGTGGCGGCGGGAAACCTGCGAAAGGCAAAAGCAAAGACAGTGCCAAGCCCGCGCTGACGAAGCGTGCGGCAAAGCAAGAACCGGAAGACGAGGAAGACGAGACTGAAGAAGAAGAAGAACAACCAACCACACGTCGCAAAGCACCTGCGAAGCGCGGTGCCGTGAAGGTTCCTGAACCTGACGAAGGAGAAGAAGAAGCGGACGAAGACGAGGAAGAAGAACAACCGCCGCCACGTAAGAAGCGTGGTGAGACAGCAGCGCCAAAAAAATCCGGTGCGTTACGTCCCGGCGCACGTGTGGTGTTCTCTGATGATGAAGGTACTGCGATCGAAGGCGTCATTGAAAGCATTGATGGCGCGATTGCTACTGTGGTCGACGATGAAGAGGGTGAGTGGGACATCCCCCTCAAAGAGTTGACTAAGTCATAGGTGATCAGGACTAAGCCACGTCCGTACCAGAACGATGCCGTTGCTGCGGCTTTACCGCACGACGGCTTCGCTCTGTTCGATGAACAACGCGTCGGGAAATGCCTTGAAACACTGATGATCGTCGATCATCGCAAACCGGATTTGACCGTGATCCTTTGTCCCAAGCAGGCTGAGTTGACTTGGCAGAATCAGATAGAGGAACACCTGGAAGTAGATTGGGATGGTCGCTTTGAGATCATCACGTATCAGCAGCCGGTGAAAGATCTCGACCTTCGTAAGTACTGGTACAAGTGGTCCCTGGAGTTTGTGCGTCACGGCGGAACGCTGATGGTGGTTGCTGATGAAGCGCACTACCTAAAGAAGCCTGGGAGCGCACAGTCGCGCTTCGCTCGTACCCTGGGTAAACGTGCACAGTGGCGGCTCGCCCTTACAGGCACGCCTATCGACAGCGGCTATGAACAGTACTGGGCAATCTTTGATTTCATCAGCCACAACCGGATCTTCCAGACGTACGAAAAGTTTAAAGAACGCTACGTTATCTTCGAAGAGATGAAGCGCAAAGACGGCAAGAAGTACAGCGTGATTGTGGACTACAACCACAAAGCAGAGCTGCGACGAATCATCCGTGAGCACAGTCACCGCATCACATTCAATGAGGCACGGGTCGCTATGGGTAAAAGTCCAGTACGCGTTTGCAGAAAAAAGATTTACTTCGATTTGACTCAAAGTTCACGCAACGTATACACCGAGATGGAAGACGAGCTGGAAGTCACCATCGGCGAGCTGACCATTGACTCGGCATTACCCATGACCTTGTTGCAGAAGCTCCAACAGATCTGCGGAGGGTTTCTGCTGCATCAATCACGCATGCCCGGCACTCGAAAACGTTACCGAACAGTGGTGCCTATCGGCGACGAGAAGATCACGAAGCTCATGCAATTGCTTTCCGGATTGAAAGGCAAGATTGTGATCTGCTGTCGCTTCTCTCATGAGATCGCAGCGATCCAAGAAAAGTTTGATGAGTTCAACTGGTCACACAAAGAGATCTCAGGCAAGTCTCCATGGGATGGCGAGTTCGATGTCGACTTTGTGCTTCTGCAGGTGAAGAGTGGGCTTGGTTTCGACCTGTCGGAATCCAACACCTACGTGTTCTACAGCTGGGACCACAGTTACATCACATTTGAGCAGGCCCGCTTTCGCATCATGTCCATGAAGAACACCGAGCAGGTGAACTACTACTTCTTGATGGCCCGAGACACAGTCGAAGACGATTACTTCAACGCTGTTGCACGCAAGAAAAAGTTTGCACAACTCGTTCTCGATCGGTACCGATCATAACGGCAGGAGTACTTTGATGGCGGATGAAACGAGCATTGGCGTTGACGCGCGGCAGTTCTGTGCAATTGCGCTGGAGTCACGTCGGATCGGTACGCAAGATAAGTTCCTCGACTTTGCGATGTTGTGGGCTACTGACGCTGATCGCTACATAGATCACTTGACCGCGTTGCTCGAAGAGAAAGGTGTTGTCTGTATCTGCCGAGGACTTAAACTCGATCCGTTCTGCATTGTTCATACGCTCCCAGAGATAAAGTTGCTGCAATGAATGAGTCATCTCTCTGGGACTGGTTACGCGACTGCGCTCTGCCGTTAGGCAACTACTCACGTATTGAGTCCCCGGATACCTCACCTGGATTTCCAGATGCTTACTACACCACTGAGGGGCACAGCGGCACCATTGAGCTAAAGTACGCACGGCACAAGAGCCCGCCCTTCCCCAATGATGAGACCGGACTTCGCAAGTCTCAGCTGCGGTGGATTCGTGAAGAGGTCAGGAACGGTGGGGCTGTGTGGATCTTCGCAGAGATCCCTGCTCGGTTAAATCCAATCGGCCTGGATCTGATTCTGTGCATCCACGGTGAGCATGCTTCAGCTTTCAACGGAGCCAGCTTCAAACTTCTGACGGACATAGCTACGCATACGTTATTTCGCAAAGAACCCAGAGACGCTGCTCGCAAATTAGAGGAGATACTTCGTGGACCGAACGTGCTCTTACCGTGACCCTTGGAACATCGCACGCTGCACCGAATGCAATGTCACTGTCGATCTCTGCCAGTGCGTCAACGTGGCCAATAGCGCACACGAACGCTTAAGTGGCCCTGATGGTATTGTCATGGCCATGGTACGCGGGGAACTGATCGCAGCTCGTCAACAGTTTCCGGGGAGCACTCACATGTTGGCGGCTCTCATGGAAGAAGTTGGTGAGCTTGCTCAGGCAATGATCGACCACGATCGTGGAGGCAGCCAAACAGCTATCCAGGTGCTACGCGAAGCTGTCCAGGTAGCATCCATGGCTGTTCGCATAGCTGTTGAGGGGGATGACAACATGGTCTATGAATTCCCTATGCTAGATCAGGGTTTGCCACGTACTCGCCCAACCCCCAGGTGAAGAGCCATGGCTGACGACGACATTGGAATGGACAAAGGTGAGATCGAGACCCGTATAGGCACCTCCAACGGACGGGTAGTTATTATCTGGCCCAAGGCGATTGCCTGGGTCACCTTCGACCCAGACTCAGCGGACAACTTCGCCAACATGCTCAAGATCCGCGCTGCCGAGTGCCGCGTTGAACTGGCCAAGGCAGCTCATAGCGCTATTACAAAACATTAACTTTCCACGGAAGCGAATACGTGTATGATGCAAGATGATTCATCCACTATGGAGATATGAGCATGGCTAGCAGAGCGGCTTCCGACAGCATCGGGGCACAGTTGGCAATGATGAGAAAACGAAACAAGAAGGTCTGCGGAAACCCCGAATGCAAACTGAAATTCGATGGGCTCTCCATCACCACGTATTGCTCTGACGAGTGTCGCTTCCGAGCGGCATATCTGCGGCGCAAGAAGCCAGAGTAAACCAGGGAGATTCAAATGGCATTCCTGAAACAACACCGCAAAGCAACACTGCAGCTCGAAGGTCGCAAACTGACGGGCGCATTTGAAGTGAGCCTCACCAACGAGAACGATCGTGAAGTGCTGATGGAATGGATCAGTGAGATTCGCAAGCAGCTGCGTCAATTCGATTCGGCGAAAAAAGCATCATGATGATGGTGGACCTGGAAGGCACGCTGACCGATCACTCTGAACGGATAGCAATCCTTCTGACCCTCACCAAGAGCGATCGTAGGAATCAAGACGCGTGGAAGACTTACTACGCGGGCATCCTAAGTGATCCCCCGCGTGAAGCTGTCATGCGTTACGTTCGAACTGCTATTCAGCAGGGCGAACGGCTACTAGTCTTCAGCACACGCTTCGCTAATAAATACCGACACGAAGAGGCGTGGCTTCGTGCTCATGAGTTGTGGGAGCACGTCGAGTTACTCCAGCGTGGTAACACCGAGACAAAGATTGAAGGTCCCAGCCTTGTCGTTAAGTGGGTGAAAGAATTTCAGCCAAGTGTGTTCATCGATGATCGCCCCGAGGCACGTCAGATGGTGCGAGGGCTTGTACCTGGAATGCTCATCCTCGACCCTGCCGAACTGCAAACGTCCTTCCTACCCATGCCCATCAAGGAGCCTACTGCTATGATCGAGTTGGTGAATTCCACCAGTGACGAACGTCTCGTCAGCAACGTCGTACCGCCGAGCCCTGAGAGCAATGATGGATCCGCAGTGTGCTGATGGGTTCGTCTATCACGTCTGGGGTGACGACGGACTCTGTCAGCGCTGTGGTGTCAGCGGGTGCCGGGGAAAGCCATTCGCCGAGAGATTGGAGGACGACCTGTCTGGGTCTGCATTGCTCGGGCCAAGCCGCCTTGTTGATCTCCCGCGCCGATCCGATTTCGGGGGATCACATCACGAGGTCGATTCTGCATCCGCAGTTTCTGGAGCACTCCCTGCATGCTTGACGGCAGACGTGGTCCGCCCATCGGGAGGCCTCCAGATCCCTGACTTCCTTCGGGGATGGGACGTGGACCGCCACCAGTAGGGAGCGGCATACGCATGTCACCACCCATATCCAGGGGCGCAGGTTGAGGGAACATCATTCCTGGCGGTAGAGGTGGTGGTTTTCGTGTGTGCATCTGCCCCGGCATCTGTCCCGGCTGAGCTTGCCCCCCCCACAAAGGCTCGCTGCTAGACTGAATCATTCCTTGATCTGGACTGGAATTCATCGCGGCCAATAGCCCCCCCGAATTCGTATCTGGCCCCATCATGGGCACCGGTCCCCCCAGTTGCATCCGCACCGGCCCCCCCTGAGCCTTACCCCTGCGGTTCAGGATGTCCTCGATACGCTGTTTGTGCGCACGTAAACGCTCGCTGTGGGCTGTGGAAGCGCCTCCCCCCAGGTAAGGACCCTCTGGAGCAGTTGCGGCCTGCAGGCCTCCACGTGGTGCGCGCAATGCAGCTTCCCGTACACGTTGAGCATCCCACTGCTGGTTCTGGATCCGATTCGGGTCGTCAACAGCCATGTGCTGGTAAGGATCCCCCTCCGTACGGGCAAACTGATCGTAGTTCCTGGCAGTAGGATCTACGACGCTGTATTTGTCCCAAAGCATGCGCGTGATCGAACCGGGCTCCCCGTGCTCCATTCCCGATGTAGGTGCCGGGAGAGGGACGTAGGGTTTGGAGCCTCCCAAGATGGTGGGTTCGGTACCGCCACCCGCAGCCGCTATATTCTCGGCAGCGCGATGGATCATCCCCCCCGACCTGTAGTGTTCCACTTTCTGGCTGTCGTTCACGAAGCCTTCTGCGACAGCCCGAGACGGAGGGTTCTGCATGTAACGGGGGGTCCATCCGTGAGAGATGCCTCGCATCAGACGCGCCTGTTTTGCACTCTTGAACGGCATAGCAACTGCTCCCCCTCGCGCAAATTTAATAAGTCCACCATGTGCTTCCCGATGTTTTATGGTCGCATCGTTTGGATGAAAGATGACGTAGTTGTGCGAACCCTCACCAGCCTCTCGGCTACCTTGGTCTAAGTATTTGATACCGGGAACACCTTGTGAATGGAGGTAAGCAGCTGCCTCTTTATCACCACCTAATGCACGTGATAATGCTTGGTGAATGCTTGCCCCATCGCGCGGTTTATCAAAATAAGCGGTCCAGTCGCTGCCGGTGTAATCACCCCGATCATTGGTGAAGCTGCTGACAGCATCTCTAACTGTTTTTGGCTGCTCACCCAGGGGCTTATCCCAATCAAGCAAATGGCTCTCATGAGGAATCTCAATCGTGTACAGCCTCCCATTTGGTTTGATTTCTACCTGCGTTCCGCTGCCTTTCAATTCTCTTAGGTAGTCGAGCGCGTTGTACAGGTTTTGTGCCTTCCGAAGGAATGCTTTCCGATCCGGGCTACGGTTCATGTCGAGAAGCTTATTCGCATTCGGGATGGCATAGTTTTCAAGCTCATCAAGAGCCTGATCTAAGTTCCCACCATGTGCCCTTAGGTAATTACGCGCCTCAATAGGGACGTTAGTCGCAGGCTTCGGGGTGAGATTCAGATCAAAGCCCCCAAGCTTGTCCCGGTATTCCGTTCCCACCTCACGGTTACCCGCAGAGTAGATGCCGTGCCCATACGCCGCAGCACCCTCTCCAGCCCCCACCTTGCTCATATCAAACTCGCCGAGCGGGTTATTGGGGGTCGCCGGAAAAGTATACGGCGTACCGTGATGTGAGGTAGTTACGCTACGAACGGGGGGCTCCTGTCCGCCCCCTACCGCTCGATCCATTGCCCTGCCTTCCGCATCAGACATCAGGCGTCTTTGCTCAGCATAGGGGTCACCCGTAGCACGAGCACTAAGCTCGGATTCAACCTCCGGATTTCTAGGATCTTTCTCAAGTGCTTTCCACAGTTCGCCGTGGGTGAAATCCTTGAACTTTGGATTAAACCCCGGATTAACAGGGGGGCGAACGGGTGCCCGAAGAGACGCGCGACGAAATGGCAGAAATGCACTAAGCGCACCCGTGGTGAGTGCGCCTGTGGCCGGTGATGCTTGACCTACTGTCTTGCCTGGGAATTCCAACGCTTTATTGATGGGGTCCATAACGGCACCCAAACCTGCAAGCCCAGCGTTACCTTGCTCAGTGCGAGGTTCGTAGGTCATTGACTGCTGCAAGCGCTGGACTACCTCCGCTGCAGCTTTAGGATCTTGCCTGTGCAGGAGCGACAGCAGCCCACCAATGCCTGCGATCGGAGTCGCAGCAGCACCCGTCAGTGCAGTTGCAGCAGGCTCGGTAAGTGCGCGCCACCATTCACCTGTTGGCTTCTCAGCCATTTAATCCACTCGTCCCGTGCGACCATCAATGATCGCAACATCAGGTTTCGGTTGGATCAGAGCCAGGATGCTTGCCATGACTTCAAGTTTCGTCTCATCACGCAAGCCCAAGGGTGAATTATCGTCGGCCCCACCATGAACACCCACTTGCTGCCGATCTTTCCAGTGCTCACGCTGGCGATTGGTGATCCACAGTTTGATTGCCGCGACATCCGGCTTGTGATGCTTGATCGTTTGGGCACGGATGATCTCGCCGTCCCACTGGAATATCTTTTCTTCATCGTGGCTGTAGCCCACAGCAGTTTGGTACAGCGATCCAAACACAGCTACGTCAGCATCAGTGTACCCATTCTCAAGAGCTTTCTGGAATGCAGGGTATTCCTTCTTCCATCGCCCTATTTGCGTCTCCGAAATGTCGAGCAGTTCGGACATCTGCTCTTCAGTGACGCCTCGCATGGCAATTGCGCGCACCTGATCCAGATGGTTAGGTAAGAAGAGGCGCTTATTTTCAGCCAATAAATGGCCTACGCGATTCCTGACCAAACGTTTCCGTACTGCTGGCATTTACGGCGCTACTCCTTGAAACATCTCTAGGGCTCTCTTCGGCAGATCGGCGAGGCCAGCGGTGCTTTCCTTCGCCTTAGCCTTCAACGAAGAAACCTGTTTCTGACTTTCTGTCTTCAGCATCTCGGGCGTGATCTCGGAGAAGTCGACCTCAGGCAAATCGAGACGCTGCTGCCGCCACTGATTATCCAACGCGACCATCACAGGGCGCATCTGGTTCATGATGGCTTCGGTAGCTTTTGGATTACCTTTGGCATGTGCAAGTCGGATCATTTGGTTGCGCACGTACTGACTTTCTGCAGTGTGTGCAACAACGCTGGTAACTGCAGCAGCCCCAACGAGGGCACCCAGCATCTCCGTCAGAAGAGCACCACCTGCTGCAGCAGCAGATGCAGCCATCCCAAGACCCTTACCCGATGACTGCGCTTTGTTGGTGATCTTCAGATACTCACGCGCGCCTGTCAGCAATTCCTGGTCGCCCGCCTTGAATATGATGCGCATAGTTCGACGTGATTGGGGGGTGTCGAGGTACGCAGCAAACTTAGCAGGGTCCACCGACTGCGGTGCTGCATCCGGTCGCCACTTCCCAGCCGTCAGCGCTTTCGTCATGAAGCGTTGCCCTACAGCCCTCTGGCCCTCCTTCGTGAGCCTGTCGAATAGCTCCTGCATCAAGACCGGTTTGTCTGCGTCCATCAGTTTGTCCACGACATCACCGTTGAGGTCACCTATAGCCAGGTGCTTCCGCAAAACCTTGTCTGTAACGCTGTTGCTTTCACGTACCCAGGCGCGGCCTATCGCGTCCTGTGTTGGGTTTTTATTCTTCCCCCAGAACCTCGCCCTGACCATGCGATCGACAAACGATTGCGCGATCTCCTTACCCAGTGAAGAGTCAACATCGATGTTGTACTCGTGGGCCAACTCGGTCAGCGTGTCCGCACGTTGCGCCTGCTGCTTCACACGTACTGAACCCAAGCCGGTAAGTGGAATTCGCTCAGCCATCTTGAAGAAGATCTTCAATGGGGGTGATAGCTTTTCGAACAGTGCGTCTGACGTTCCGATCTTCTTACCTGTATCTTCCGCGTACTGCAGCGCTTGCGAGATGGTCTTAGGAGCAACGTTCTTGGCAATATCCTGGGTACTTGTGCCCCCCAGAAAAGTTGGTAGTGCCTGCTTTGCTTCCTGCAGCGTGCCTGGTATCAACTTCGTCCCAGCACTGATAGCGGGTTTCGCGATGTACTCAGGTATAGCTCCAGCAGCAGCACTGAGCGCAATGTCCCCTTTGTTGAACTCACCCCCAGCCAGTGACTGGCCTGCTTGCATTGCGCCTTCAGTGACGCCTGCCCCCACACCCATCACTCCTACTGCAGCTGAAGTAGCTTCCGCCAACGCTTTCTTCTTCGCAGTGTTCGTGATCGCGGTACGTGCTGCTACCAACGGTATCTGGGTAGCTCCAGCTGCCAAGCGACCTGACGGTGTGAATGCAGAGGCAAGGCCCAGCAGCTGCAGGATGTCCATGTAGCTGACACCAGGACGATTGATGACTGCCTGCGCCCCATTAGAATTGTTAGTCGCAATGAGAGTACCGTCCGGCGCATACGTGATACCCACGTCCGGATTCTGCGCAGTCAGCATCTTCGCAATCTCTGCCGGATCAGACGCTGTCAACATAGCAGCGGTCACGCCGAAGTTCTTCGCTACGTCTTTCCGTGTTTCTTCTGGCGGTAAGAACGGGCGAGTACCTGTCTGCGCAAGTTCAGGTAACTGAAGAGATGCGCGTGATGTTCCTTTCTTCTCGGGGAACGGAGTCTTTTCCATATCCTCCGTAGCAGCCATTTCGGTCTCGGCGTACGGATCGAAGTTCGGATCGTCTTCAGCGTACGGATCGTAATCAGTTGCTTCAGCCATCAGATTGCAACTCCCAATTTACGCAACTCGACTACGATGTCATCGCTCATGTCGAAGCGTTTTTGGAACATCTCGATCTCTTTCTTCTGCTGGTCAGGTGCCTTTGCATCGCGCATCCGCTGCAGGAATCTTTCAAGAGATGCCGTGGAAGGCTTACGATTCACTTCAGCAGGTGTATCTCCCTGCTTCTTCCGGTACGCATCAATCTGGCCGCGTATATACTCACGGTAACCTTTGTTCTTGATCTGCCCTGCTGCGGTATAGCCACGATCGATCGTATCGTCATAGGTCTGCAGCATGTCGTCGAGGACCCTCATGTTCGTATCGACGTTCTGCGTCAGACGAGCGTGTTGCTGTTCGATCTTCCGGTATTCGAAATCAGTTTTGCTACCCGTGAGTTGCAACAGCTGGTCCATCAATGCGCCTCCCACCTTGCTTTGTAGAGCCAGCAGTTGAGTTCCTTCCGGGATCGCTTCCGTGATACCGAGGTACTCCGTCAGCCTGAGCATATCGGCCTTCAAGCCACTCGTTGTACCGCCACCTGCTTTGACCTTCGCGAGGATGCGATACGCCTCTTTGATTTTCGGCTGTACCACCATCGCACCCGTCGCTGCATTGATGTGCTTCGTGTAATCAGTGGAAGCTCCTTCAGCTTCCTCTCGTGCCGTTGTTGTCGAAGTAACAGTCAGCGGGTTCACTGTTGCAGCAACCTCAATCGGTTTACCGTCAGCCTCGCTGAGGTGCCGAACGGTTTCACCACCCGGCATCAATACTTCACTGTATCGCACAACATGATCCGTACTGGGATCCAACCCCAGATTCGCTGCTTCTATGCCCGCCTTAACGATCGCGTTATACGAGCCAAGGACACGTGCGCGGGCCTGCCCAACTTGGTACCCCGCTTCTTTTCCGAGAATGTCGATCTCGTTCTTCGCGTACTCGTTCTCAGCACCAGCCTCTTGTTCGTTAATTCTCTGCAGCGCAAGCTGACGCTCTAACGCTTCTTTGTTAGTCAGCTCTTGTTGCTGACGGACCAACCCCGCCGAGTTACTTACGGATTCACCGAAGCCACCAGTCTTCGTCGGTGCCAACATGCCCTGGGCCAGGGCTAGCCATCGCGTGGACTTGTCTTCAGGCTTCATTGCCAGCAACGCTTCCTGTCCGGATCTCAATCGTGCGATGGCTCTCTCGTACGCTGACTGGTTGACCTTGCGTGCTGCCTGGACGGAAGCTTGCAACGAGTCAGGCAGTGCATCGCCAACGGTCCTCTGTGATGCAGCAGCATCTAGCGCGCCTGACCCCCCCACAGTGCCGTCAGAGTTTGCATCTCCATAGGAATCTTCGTCGTCAACACCAACTGCTTCGGCAAGGCCACCACTTTGGTAACGCTTTTTCATCAGTCTTGATCCTCTATTTTCACCGCACCTTGCGAACGTGTCGTCAAGTCACAGTGGGGGTAAATCTTACCTGCCACCGCTTGCAGTTCTGGCTGCTGTCGTGAACGACCAGTCAAAGACCGCACCCAGTTTGCGCCTCGACTGAAGAAACCACGAACAGCTTGCGCAAGGCCCCCTAGCCCATAGCCCTGCGCTTCATACGCACCAACTTTCCCCCGGTGGCATAGTGCGCCAACCCTCCGTGACGATAGTCATTGGGACCTGCAAAATGCCCGCTATAATCCACACGAGGTGCTGTGTGATCTTCGATGTACTCTCCGGTCAGATTGTCGATGTATCCGCCTTCAGCTGCGTGAACTGGGCCACCACGTGCAGAGGTCAATCCCTTGTACGTGCCGTACGCACCTGCAATCTGTGCAAGACCGGACGGTTGGTAAATATCTGCGGGGCCAGTCTCTTGCCTGTTGACGGTGCGACCGACAGCTGATGCGGGAATCCCTCGAATGATGTCCGACATATACGCTGCACGCTGCATCGGCAGATCGCGTTGTTCCAGGAAATCTTTGTACGCAAGATCCAACCCCGCCTGCGTTTGCCCTTGCCGAGTCTTGCCAATATTTTCAAGTGCTGCCGAATCCAACGAACCCAGCTTGGAAGATGCCTCGCCCATCTGTCCCAGCTGATTTGCGCCCTGGAACTGAGCCAATGCACCCTGCACCCCAAGTCGTCCCGTGGCTTCTTCGAGACCACCTGCGGTCTTAGCAAGCTCACCCGCACGACTTCGATCAGATCCATAGATATCAGCCGCCTGTCCGTACGCAGTACCCAACGTACTCAGACGTTGCTGCTCCAGGTTCTCTTGGATGTCCCGAACCCCTTTGACACCGATATCTTCCATGGAGCCGAAGCCACCACGTGATCCGTACTGACCCGCCCCTGCGAAAGTCCGTTGGAGCTTCGGCAAGAAGTTCTCCTCCAGCGTGCGCGTGGCAAGGCCTTCCTGTCGATTTAGCACATTCTGTACATAGGGGTTCATGTACGCTTCAACATTGCCCGGATCGTTGAAGTTACCCCCAGCCTGATCTATGTAAGGTTGTGCCGCTCCGCGCACATCAGTGTTCCCTGCGCGTGAAGCTTGCTGAAGCCCCCCCTGCGTTGCCTCTGCACCTGATTCGAGGTACGGCTGATACGCGCCGATGTTCTCTTGCGCAAGCCCAAAAGCCCCCTCCTGCTCAGGGGTAAAGCCTGCGATGCGGGGACCTTCGTACGGAATGTACGGTTCAGCTGCGGCAGCGTTCGCACGAGCGATCAAGCCCTGCGTGTAGTCCGACATCCACTTCGGGACATTCTCAACAGTCTGTCCGTAAGTAGTGACTGACTTCGGAGGTTTCCCCTCGAATAAAAAGTCAGTAATGCTTGACATCTAATTCCTCCCCGCAGCGATTTGTGCCCGTCGCAGTGCCTTCATTCCGCCACCCATCGACATGTATTTTGCAGGGGGCTTCGCCTTGTGCGTGAACTCCCCCTTCTTCAGATTCGTCGCCTTGTGCTGGCGTAAATTACGTCGCATTTCATCAAGACGCCGCGCACCAGCATCACCCGAACCATCCCCCAGCAATGACACGGTCTCAGCATCGACGACGTATTCACCGTCACTGAGCCTCGCCTCAATGTCATCGGAGCGTCCGGTACCGGGTCCCCGCACGTAACGACCCTGCGCCGCTGTCTGAGGCTGTGCTTGCGGGGGAATCATCTCATTCGTGGTCCCGTTGAAGGTCCAGCCCTGCTGCTCCAGAGCCTGCCGTTGCGACGCACCGACATTACCTGGGGGCAGTATGATCGAACCCTGACCTGGAGGGGTCGCCAACGATGGGGCTGACGCAGCAGCAAGCCCCCCCTGCTTCTCGTATGACTCAGGCCCCAGGAACAGGTGTTGCCCCGACATAGGAGCGCCGGGGCGTCCGTACGTGTAATACGAGTTGGGGTCCATCGGCCGAATGGAGCGCTTCAGTGAGTACTGCGGTAACGGTTCATTGAAGTCTTCCGGATACAGTGGCGGTTTGGGGTTGCCATAGCCCCCTTGCGACGAACCTCCCAAGGCACCGAGCCCAAGAATCGCAGGCAGGGCGTAGTCTTCTATACTGGTTCCTTTGCCCATTTGGGCTGCGCCTGCGGCTTGCGCAGCGCCCCCAGGGGTACCAGCAGAGGCTACCGCAGAACCCGGCGCTGTAGCGTCACCGTAGATGCCTCCAGAGATGGCCCCATCCTTCACTACCGGTGAGTCATTCATGGGATCTGCAGAACCGGGATCCATGTTGATCTCCGGAGTCGTCGGCGTGGTGCCGAAGTAATCCTGAGCACCCGCGACAAACTTGTTCACCATGGGGCGTGTTACTGCCGCATTCAGCCCCCCCTGCACTGCGCCCTCCCCAAAATCTCCTCCGCTCGCTTTTGACCCAAGGCCTTGAAGCGTCGCGCTACCTGCGATGTCAGCAGTCTTTCCCGACAGCCCTACCGCTTTACCTGCAGCTTCACCCAAGCCCCCAGAAATGGCACCGCTGACTGCCCCCCGTATGGCCCCTTCTTTGCCACCGGCAACAGCACCGAGGCCTCCCTGAATGACTGCATTGCCAGCGATCGTAGCTGCAGTGCCCGATGCACCCATGAACGCCCCAATGGCAGGTGCTGCCCAAGGAGCAAAAACAGCCAGCGCGATCGGTGCCACGGTCTGAAAGATAGGAGAACCCACCACCTTTTTCACGGCGTGTTTGATCTTCTTCCACGCACTGCTCAAGAAGCCGTACTCACCAATGCCGGTCTTGGGGTTGATCGTCGGCTTGCCCCACATGGCAGTGATCGCGTCGTACTCATCGGGTGCGAGATGCAACATCATCGAATCGTCACCACGACCCGCGCGTCGAGCCGTCTCAGCTGCGCGTCGAGTTGACCCCCCATGAGCCATTGCAGGGGTGATTCCCGTATCAGGAGCCGAGTACAAACGCAGCTGTTTAGCTTTAGCCTTTGGCACGCCCTGTCGGGTCAGCATTTTTTGTGCTGCTTGGGTGTAGAGCAGTTGAGGACCGCCAGGCATCGACTCGATCTGCTTCGCAGCGTCGATAACTTCTTGGTTGCCCCCTTGCTGGCTCAACAGCTGTGCGAGGCCCCCTTGCGTTTCACTCTGCATGTTTCGTAGCTTTGGCACTTGCGCTCCTTCCCGTCTCCGACCTGTTCACGTTCATGATTTATCCCGAGAAGTCAGCGACTGCAAACAAACGTTCGGCCCACTCTTTCCAATCAGGGTAGGTAAACGGATCGGGTGCATTTTGCCCCAATGGGTTGTTATCGCAGAAGACACGTTGTGCCCAGCGTTGCCAATCATTTAGGTCATCGAGGCGTGGGTAGTTCTTTGATTTCTCTTCCAGAAGAGAACTCATTTGATCCGACCACTCAACCACGCCAGAAAAGCCCCGAGGGTCTAAGAGCGTCATGATTCAACCCGTCCATCAGCGGGTTCCATATGCGCATACGTGTCACCGTATTCGTAATTGCCCCCCTGTACGTTGGACTCCCAACGAAAGCTCATCAGTCTACGAATGCCATCTTTCAACTTGAGGGTCTCATCAGTCGAAGTCGCGGCTGTGTCAGAGAACGTTTTAGTAGCACTCAAGACCAGGGGTGCTCTTGAATTTGCTCGACCGTTCACCTGCATTGTCATGTCCCCCACTTGAACAAAGTCGGGCTCAATGCGTGCAACACGCAAAGATTTGGAACTGCTGGACTGCTCCAGCATCGATAACTCGTGCGTTTCGAAGTAAGACTGAATCGCACTTATGGTGGAAGCGCGGATCTTGTCCAGTGCAGTCTCATGCTGCCACAACGTGCGCCCATTGACCGTGACTTCGTTATCGACCGCAAAGGGACGCTGGTACACATCTGCATAAATCCCTGCAGTGCGCCCCTGATCTACAGTGTTAGAGTCTGGCAAAGCAGTGTCATACCACGTGTTCTCTCGCAAGTTGTAGATCACCGCATGCGTGCACTCGGTAGCACTGCCTCTTGGGTAACACCACCAGATCTCTCCGTAACGTGGGATCTTGAAGCCAAAGCACTTTTGCCGTTCATTGAAGTTGATGTTGTCAAAGAACCAGTTCTGGCTCATGTCGTTCGGGATCTCCCGTACAACACCGTTGAACATCAGCCAACGATCAACACCCGGCCAGTAATAAATCCCGTCGTATTCGACAATGCCTTGCGAACTCAAGACGGAGATATCAGTAGCCAGAATGTCGAATGCAAAATCTGGAGGTCCTCCTGGTTGGAAAGATCCCCGAATCAAAGCGTTAAGTGCCCACAGCAAAATACCCGGACCAGAACCCGATCCGCGTAACGCCATGCCACGCACGATCTTTTGAGTACCCACATTGAAGTCGATCGGTAGTGTCGCCAAATTGTTGATGGCGGATTGTCGGATGAGCCCATCACTACCAAAAGCAAATAGATACTGACCTGTCACGCAGATGCCACCACTAACAGGCACCGCATTCCACGCTGCATTCAATCCGGCAGTAACGAGAACACCTGCAGCTGTGACCACACCAATATAAATATTTCGCCCTACAGAGTTATCAATATCCGCAAGGTTCGGAGCAGCGTGAGCCACCAACAATGTCTGCGCTGCACCTGAAGTATCCGCGAAGATCGCAAACTGCCACAGATTATTTACGCTTGTTACAAATCCTGCAGGCGTGCGACTGTTGAAAGCTGTTAGCGTGCCATTTGAAACAAGATACTGCCCAAGAGTGTTGGGGTGTCCCAAGTGCAAATACTGGGTGTCGTCTCGCGAGAAGCTCGTCATCCCCCGCGTAATCTCAGGCACCGTATCCGTGACCTGTTGGTATCCCCCAATCTTCTTGGGACGACCCCGCTGAAATCTGCACCACTGCACATCGAGATAATAGCCGCCCTCGAACCGGCTACCATCTCGCTTGACGCCTGACTTCGAGACAATGAGTACCGGTTGCTCAGGCATTATGCGACCTTCTGAACACGCATGAAGGAACCTGCCTGGAGAGATGTATTCGTGCCGTTACTCGTTCCCTGTGCCCATTGCAGATCAATCGCTGTCCCAGCGGTGTAAGCCGCACCAGTCACAACACCAAACCGACAGGTCACCCATTCATCGACACCCGCATTGTCGAATGTTGCCTTGGTTTGTAGGACCCCCGCTGAACCGTTCGTCACTAAGCTCTCGACGGTGCCCCCCTGTTGAACCGACCAACCTATGCCGTTTTGAACAGAGACATTGCCTGCCTGCCCATTGAAATCAAATTGCCACCGAAAGCCATTAGCAGTAGCACCGTTGCCCGCAAAGACGAGGGCCACCTCAATGATGTAACGCGAACTCGGCTGAAGCGCGAACCCTGCCAAATCAGGATCATCAGTGGGGGTGATTGTTGTGTTTCTCGATGTCGTACCCGATTTGACGTTCCCCGTCACCATCGCTGCAAAAATGTTCGCAATCGTTGCCTTTCTTTTTGCTGGGACACTGACATCCTGCAGGGGCATCTCATCATCAAACTTGAGTGCTGTTTCAGCTGTCATCCCGGCAATGTCCATCGCCAGGTCGTTGGCGTTGACGATAATGCCGCCGTTCGCCACGGCAACAACATCGAAAGTACGATCAGCGGAGAGATCGCCCCCACCAGTCATGCCTGCACCAGCAGTCACAAGTCGAGAGGTTGGGGGTACCTGCAGTGCAGCTTGAGCAGCGGCAATCGTAGTAGCTCCGGTGCCCCCCTGTCCGATCGTTATCGGGAACACAACAGCTGATGCGCTCGTTGCGTTAATTACGTTCGTAGAATCGCAGTACAGGATTACCGTCTGACCTTGAACAACTGTCGGAGGGCCTACTTGAGCAGCTGTAGAGACCGATAAGGTGAAGGCACCTGTCGTCTCATTATCCACCCAGTACTGCTGAATCGTATTTGGAACAACGATGCGACGATTACCTACAAGCGCACCGGTAAAGCGATACGCGATGCGATTCAAATTCGCACCGGCTAACACGAAGTCACCCGAACCAGGAACAGGGATCGACACGTAATCAAATGCGATCGATGAGCCCGAACTTAAGCCGACAGTGAAGAAGTTTGCGCCGTCCGTGAAGATGAAACACGAGTCAAGCGGATCCATATTGATGCTAGCCGAGCCATCGATGGAGCCCGCAGCAGGCAAAACATTCAATGTGCCCGAACCGGAATTGCGTAACATGAAAAACCAATCGCTACCCACAACACCGGCAGTGGGCAGGTTGCAGATACCTGCACCTGAGGTGTAGATCAGACACTTCGCTCGATCAGCACTAACTACCGTGATCGGTGTTGATGCTTTGACAGAAGAATCAATCTTCTGATTCAGCGTAGTCGCAACTGCTTTAATCCCAGCACCCGCAAGTGCCGATGCCGAAGCAACTGAGACTGAGGCCCCCATCTGAAAAGTTGACCAAGTCCCTGCCGCTGTCGTATTGCTGGTGAGAACAAGTACCCACTGTTCTCCTGGTTGCACAGTTTGAAGCGTGCCCCCGGCCGAGTTCAAAACAGTGAATGCATTCGCACCCACGTTGTTGAACGTCGTCTTATTGCCCGTCGCTGCGATGAGTGCCGAAGGCATCGTGATGCTGAGACTGACTGCGGTGGCGTTGACGTTGATGAAATCAGCAACAACTAAACTGCCAGTGATCTGCTGTTCAGTGGGCCACTGAAGCGTAGCGTTGATAGCCGTCGTGATCAGGACGAAACTTAGCTGTGACGGGAAGATCAGATTCCCACCAAACACATTGGTGTAAGGCATCAGACGTTCTCCCTCGTAACTTGCCTGTCGATAATTCGTTTCACGTCCTGTGCTTCGAGGATTGCAACGTCACGGTCATAGATACCCTGCCACACAGGAATTCGCTCATCGTTCTTGAGGAACGGTGTCGCTTGTAGAAGCGCACCATGAAGCAACGCATTGGGCGCAAAATCAGTCGTCCAATTTGTTTGATTGACATCATCAAGCAGCGCAGGCATTTGCCAGAAATTCACCTCGAAGGGATATGCCACATCAGGTGTCGGCGCGATGAGCCAGTTGTAGTAGTCATAGTCCGCAAAGAATTTGGGTTGCGCTAGCAACGCTTCATCCGGCCAGTACAATCGGCAGTACTCGTATGAACGAGTGAACAGAGGGGTGCGTACCTGCGAGGCACCTACGCCAAAGTTCATCGAGATTGTCGCACGCCACCGGTTAGGCTTCGCGATCACAGATCCCCCAACCAGCATGGTGTTCGTCACCACGGTAACGAAACCGAGCAACTTGAGGGAGTTGGCCAGGTCGCGCTCAGCCAGGTTGATCAGGCTGGGCAGCTGCTCAAACACTGTGGGGTCGACAGCTGTCCCGCGCTCCAGATAGGCCCGAAGGTCTGTCAAAAGCGAGTTATAGGTCATCGAGACGGCCATCGATTACTCCTCAGACCAGGGGTTCTGGTTCTTCCACGTTGTCGTCGTCCAGGGTCTCTTCGGCCAGGGCCACTTGCCACTCACGCACATTCTCCACACGCTTGCGCAAGTCGCCCCATTGTGCAGGTGTTGGGGATCGTCCTAGAGAAATGACACTCTCGATGACTTCCCTGAATGCATGAATGTCATCTGACGCAGAATCGTCACCCTCAACTGCTAGTGTAGCGAGGATGGTCAGTAGCTCAGATGTCTCACCCGCTCTTAAGCCGCTCTCACCGCTCAAAGTGGGGTTGGCAAGAGCTACCGCAAGACGTTCAAGCGTTTGTACTATTCCGAGATCAGCCAAGCTCATGGACTTGCTCCTGTTACGCCGATTTTTCGATTTGCTTCAGTTCAGGCACCGGTTGAGGCCTCGGCGGATTCGCCAAAATAACCGTACCCGCTGCGATGCCTTGCAGGATCACGCTCAGATAATTCAAGTGCCCAGAAACGGCCAGCGTCACACTGACACGCAATTCAGGGTCCGAGAGCAATCCAAGACCTGCCTGCGCAGCTGCTTGAACTTGTTGGGGGGAAAGATTTACTTCTTGTTGCACTGTAGCCTCCAGGGCTGGTTGGGGGATTTAATTTAGTCGAGTCACGGTGATATTGCCGTCGCCACCCAAGGTCAGTGATCCGGAAGCTCCCGATCGAGCAGCCTGCAAACTGAACGTGGATGCCGAAGCGCTACTGTAGTTGAGAGTGCCCGTAAAACGAACAACATGAGTATTCGTGGGTGTGACTGGCGTGAGACTCATCGTTGAGAACAACGACTGGTCTAGGGCATTATCGGTGACCCCACCTGCTGCAGCTCCAGCATCTATCAATTCCCAGAGCATCGTACAAGTGGCATCCGTAGCCCCAGCAGTTCGAGCAAAGAAGAACTGGAAGTCAGCGGGAGTTCCTGCGCCCGAGACAATGGTGATGAAACCATCGATCTTGTAGATCCCACTGGTGCCCTGCAGGTCAAAAGCCATACCTGTGACGGTAGTCAGGACTGTCGTGTTTATCGTCTGCCCGGTGGCTCCTTGCGCAGCCACACGCAAGTCCGGCCGCGTCAACACCCCAGCCAGTGCAGCAGTAGGTACATTCCAACCGGTGATCACGCCAGCGTTGGTGATCCTCAGTCGTTCTACCGGTGTGATAGTGCCGTCCAACGTAGTCAGGAACATCAACCGACCGGGCATGTCAGCGGCACCTGGAGTACCGTCTGACGCGGCTTGAATCTGCGCCGCGATGTTGGTGATGTCCGAGCCGTTAGCTCCGTACCAATTGATCGACCCCAAGATGTCGTTGTTCTGAACGATCGTGTACGAACTCGCCGTCGTGCCACGAGATTTGCGCAGGGCGTAGACGGGACCTGTCGCACTGTTGGTGTAGTGATCAAGAGCAACAGAGGGGCCAACACCCTGAATCACGATTCCAGCGATGGCGCTTTCTACGGGGTTCGGTGCGTTGCCGTAAGCGAAACCTGAGATCAGGACCGAGACCATCCCGTTCTGGAGAATGCGCATGCGCTCAACAGAAGCAGTCGTTCCATCGGGCGTGGTGCTGAACACCAACCGACCGGGCATATCGTTCACGCCAGGAGTCGCTTCAACAACCCCCCTGATGGTCGCGAGCTGGATCATCCCAGCACCATCATTACCGAAGAACTCAAGAGACCCTACGGTGTCGTCAGTCTGAACTGCCGTGTTGTTGCCATAGATCGTAGCTCTGGACTTCGCCATGTACAGCGTGGCACCCGTCGGGGTGGCGTTATAACCGACATTGGCTATACCACTTCC